TATTTCCATCACCATAATATCTATTCCCTCTGTTGCGGAATAAACCTTTGTTAAATTTAAATCCACCACTTGTTTGTCATCAAGATACACGATGCCATTCATGCCATCTAATACCGCTTTGACGATGTTGTCAATGTCGGGCTTTTTGGTCGGGCGTTCGGTTCCTTCAATACAAGCGTTTTGGCGCGTTTTTGAGTACGATGGCGGTATGGGTATTCGGATATGAAGATAAGCCGCTACAGCCCCGTTTAAAGGGCTTGTAGACCCCATCGCTTGCTTGGCATAGGTTTGGATGGACTTCTCGTAGCCCAAAGTCTTGGAATCGGTGTAAGTTTTGACAAAGGTTCCTTGTCGGGCAAAGCGGGGTCTGCCCTTTCCGGCAACTTGTGGGACAGTGAAATGGATTTGAATCATTTTAATTGTGTCGCGTTTCACATATCGATATATGCGTTTGATCGAGTTATTCGACCGCCATTAATTGTTTTTTGTGTTTCGGTCTGCATAAGCGTTATCTCCGGCACATAGCTATATTCGTTTGCTATTTGTTGAACAAGAAGTAAATCGGATGGCATCAAATACAAAAACCCGATAAATGGAACTTGAAGTGCATGAGATATTCTGCGCCCCTTTTCCAATTTATCAAATGTCACCAACCACTGATAGTTATATCGTCCGATAAATTCCTCAATGGTCATGTCTCTACATTTGGTTTCGACCACCCGCATGATTTGATTTTGTTTAATCAAGATCGCATCAATGTCAGCGGGTTTGTCTTTTGGTGTTTCGCAATACTCATAGTCCGGAAAGTGTTTAGCGAATATCTCCATCGCTCGGTTTTCCGCTTTCAGCGATTCGCGTCCTCTCGGCGTGTTTATGTCCATCAATGCGCTCCTTCACCATGCGGGGTAATTCTTTCCACATATCGTTCGAATCGCGTAGTTCCTTCACCCGATGGCGTGTGTACTCTGTCCAGCCCTTCGTCATCGCCAATGTCGCGTAATGGTCTGCTAACTCGTTGAGCATTCAAATCCCCCGTGATGGTCAATGCTTTGTTGATTCGCCATGTGGGGATTGCAAACCCCAACTTCACAAAGTTGAGCAATGCGTGTGCTTGTTCTTTGGTCATGCTTTGGCCCTCAGTGCTTCCATGATTTTGGCCCGTATCTCAGCCGGAGGTGGGCCAGTTCGTGATTTGTCTTCGTCCAGCTTGACAAGTGCGGGGTCTCGCTCTGTCTTGCTCGGCACTGTGACTTTTGCAATGTCCGCAAATGTCGGCTTTGGAGCCACCCATTCGGCTTTGAAGGCTTGCCAACCGCGAACACAACATTCGGACAATGCTTGCTCCATCGACCACCCCGCTTTGTCCGCTTCGGACTTGATGCCATCAATGGCCCGTTGCGTGATGGGAGCCTTCTTTGCTTTGCGGAGGGTTTTGAAGTCTTGCCAAACAGAATCAGAAACGCCGGTAGGCGTTGCCACGACAGTGGCTTTCTGTCTCTCCTCTTTCTCTGTCTCTCTCTCTGTCTCTAGACTATCACTTTGATATTGCTCTGATATCGTGTTGATATCATCTTGTATCATCCAGTGAGACAGCTTGGAAACGCATACTTCGGTATCCTTTTCTGCCATTCTTAGCCTAAATGCAAGTTGTTTGACAGGTGGAATCTTTCCATCGTCCTCACTTGCTATCAGCCACAGCATCACCAACACTTTGGCAGCTTTTGGGTCAAGTTCATGCCATTCGATATCGTCCAACAGATCACGATACAGCTTTACCCAAGGTGGCTTTCGGTCTTTGAAATGTTGGAACTTAGACCAATTTTTGATTTCCATTTTTTGCCCAAAAAAAAGGGCTACACCTGCTGTCTCACCCTTCGGTGTTGGCGGACTGGCGCAATACCAGCAGACAGCATGTGTAACCCTATTGCGAAACGCCGCCAAGCGTCTGAGGAGAATCTTAACCCAACTTCAAACATCTATGCAATAGGGTCTGAAACTTTTTTTCCAATCCACCACTTCGGTGAGGGTTTGCACCGTTCCTCTAAGAGCATTTCACTCTTATAACCTCTCGTGCAGTCCTCACAAATATTGACGGGTTCAGCTACGATTTTGGCGTAATTGACCCATTCACGGTAGTGCGTCTCAGAGGGGAAGCAATGTGGATACATGATTTATTGTGCTAGATGTTGTATTTTCACACATTAGGGAAAGTCCTAATGCACAGTGCTAGATGTAGTGATACAGTACATTCATTCCCCAGCACAACGCATAGGGTCTTTTAGGAAGCACATGAAAAATCTAGCCTACTCCACCGAAGTCCACAGCATCGACTACGGTTATCTCACGGTCGAGTTTGACTACTTTGAAGCCGATGATTCTGTTGGCCTCTCCGAAGTCTACGATTGGTTTGCATACACCACCGAAGCATTTGAAGATGAACCTGCCGGAACTGAAGTGACATACGAACTCACCGCAGCAGATCAAGCACTGATCTACTCACAGATCAAGAAACACCACATCGCCATGTTGGAGGACTTCCATGCTTAATAGAACCAAATTCCCCCGCACCATGAACGAAGCATTCCCCGACTCTATGGAAGGTGGGGCTTGCATTGAGATTCATGTAGCCCAATTGACCATTGGCGATAAGGTAGTGCGTGTGGTGAGCCTCTTAGCCCTTATCGTGATTGCCCTTGATTGTTTCATTTGGAGACCCTAATGGACGCTAATTACATCATCAATTCTGTCAAACAAACCTCAGAGACCTTGTATCGTGAGCATGACGCCGATCAAGTCGAACGACTGCTGTACCGCATTCAGATGTTGGAAGGCCACATTCGCGTATTGGTCAACCACATCGACAATGCCCGTGACGAAATCAAAACCCTCCAAACCGAACTTATTTCAAAGGATTCCAAATGAAAGTTTATAAAGCCATTAACGCTGTTCAAGCAGAATTGTCATCTGTCGGCATCACAAAAGACCGTAGGAATATGCAAGGCAGCGGATACAACTTTAGGGGCATTGACGATGTTTATAACGCCATTGCGCCCCTATTGGCAAAGCACAGCCTTTGCATTCTGCCCCGTGTTCTTACCCGCGAGTGTGTTGAGCGAGCAAGCAAGTCGGGTGGCGCATTGTTCTATGTGACTGTTGAGGTTGAGTTTGATTTTGTCTCAGCAGAGGACGGTTCTAAGCACACCGTCAAGACCTTTGGCGAAGCAATGGATAGCGGAGATAAGGCCACCAACAAGGCTATGTCAGCGGCATACAAATATGCCTGTTTGCAGACCTTCTGCATCCCAACGGAAGGCGACAATGATGCTGACGCGCATCACCCGGAAGTCAAACCGGTTGAGATCAACATTGATCTGCAAAACAATGCAATTGCCGCAGCAAAATCAGGTCGGCCAGCATTTGCTGATTTTTGGGCTAACGCTACCCCGGCGCAACGTAGTCAGCTAAAGCCGCAGCTGGAAACATTGAAAATGTTGGTCGAATCGCAGGAGGAAAAATGAACTTTGCACCTCAAGGTAGCGGCGCTTGGCTGGACGCCCGCGTAGGAAATCTGACCGCCTCGAACATGGCGAAAGCCATGTCGTTCCTGAAGCCCGACAAGCAGGGCAACGTGCGCTCAAGCGAAGAACGCAACAAGCTCATCATTGACATTGTTGCGCAGCGATTGACGGGCGACCAAACGCCCAATTTTGTGAATGACGCGATGCGATGGGGTATTGAATACGAACCTCACGCCAAAGCAACCTGGCAGGCGAAAACGGGAATATTGATTGAGGACTGCGGGTTCATCCTGCACCCGACAATCGAGCATTTCGGCGCGTCGCCAGATGGCTTTGTTGGCCACGATACAGTCATTGAGATCAAATGCCCGACAAGCTCGACAAATGCATCCTGGCTGATGAAAGACGAATTTCCCGCGCAGCACAAGCCCCAAGTGCTGGCGCAATTGGCCTGCACTGGCCGCACCAGCGCAATCCTAGTCTCCTACGATCCGCGTATGCCATTCGGTCAGCGTATGGCAACCTGGCATTGGACGCCTGCGGAAGATGAGATCAAGGATATTGAAGCAAAGGCGCAGTCTTTTCTTTACGAAGTTGAGCAATTGTTTGCGAAAGTTACAGCATGACCTCCGAACAAAAAGCCGCGCATACTCGAATGGCTACTAAGTTGCACCGATATATATATCGCAAGCTAACCGCCGAAGCGCCGGAAAACAAACCGGTTGGCATTATTAAAGAGCGCAATCCTCTTTATGTGCAAATTGAGCAATTGCTTGATGAAAAAAAAGGCACAAGCATTCAAAGGCTTGCAAACCAATTGGTAGTGGAAAAGCATCTCGTTGTTCGCGCAATGTGTGAATTAGTGCGAGAAAAACGTATCTTAAACCTGAG